AAAAAAGTGGAATCCGCCAGTTGAAAAAGAAATCGAAAATTTATTTAAAAGTTTAGGGATTGCTTATCAGAAATCACAAGAATTTTTAGACGATGAAGATTTGTATCAGACAGTTTATGAAATATCAATAATATAAAGGAGTGAAATTTATGTCAAATAAAGGTACATGGGGATTAAGAAATCTCCACATAGCTTTTAAAGGAGAAGCGCAGGCTGAAAAAATTGAAGTTACTGCAGCACCTTCGACAGACGGAGAAATAGAAATTCAAGTTACAGCAGGAACTTTGCTTGGAGCAGATTCTCCTCATTCTGTAGTAGTTCCGTTAGCAAGCGAAACTCATACTACAGTGAGCAAAGTTGCATCTGCAATTGTCAATGTTTTAAACAATGATGATATCATTAGTCCAGTTTTTGATGCTAGAAACGATAAAGGTGTTATATACCTTAAAACTAAAGTAGTGCAAGAAAATGATTCTACTTTAGAAATTGCATTCACTGACACTGGAACAACTGGAGCTACAATGGGTAGTTCTGCAGCTGTCACTGCTGGAACAACTGGATACGGTGAAGTAAAACAAATTCCAGGAGTTATTAACTTTGCTGCAGATCCAGAAGGTGACACAGCTGAATTGTTCGGAGATGATACTAAGCAACTTGAAGAAGAAACTAATAACGGATATACAGGCTCTATTGAAGCTGGCTTTATCCCTAGAGAGATTCAAGCTGAAATGCTCGGGAAAACAGTCTTTTCAAATGGAATGATTGTCGAGTCTGCAGATGATGAGCCAAAAGAATTTGCTTTAATGGCTCAAATAAATGGAAATGAAGAAGACATGAGATTTGTTTTTTGGAGAACTAAAGCTTCTAGACCTTCAAAAGATAACAACACTAATGAGGACTCAGTTACATTTGATACAGAAACCCTTAACTTAACAATGTTTGTAGAAGAAACAGCGCGTAGAGTTATGGGAGAAATATTCGAAAATGATTCTGGGTATGTTAACTTCTTTGATTCCGTTCCTTCAACTACTGATGTGTAGGTGATAATTAATGCTGCAAGAAAAGATTAATATATGGGATCACACTTTGGGACTGAGGTTTTCCGCCTTAGTCCCAAAACTTTACAGAGATAATTTTGATAAAAACTTTTTAGAAGAAGTAGGGAAAGCGGTCGCCAAAGTTGGCGGCATTCAAGAAAAATATAAAAATTATGAAACTGGAGATTTTAGAGAAATTAAAAAAGAGCAGGATGAAATCAAAAAAATATCTGATGAGCTGCTAGAATTTGTTTATTGTCTCAACAAAGCAGATAATGACATTTTTAAATTTCCTACTTATGATGAGTGGCTTAATCAATTTGATAAACCGAACTTACTTAATCTCAACTGGCTTGTGGATCTAGTTATAAGATTAGAAGAAAATTTCAGTGGTAAAGAATTTGAAGATAATAAAAACGAAAAAAAGAGTAAAAAAAAACTGAAAGAAACATAGATAGATTAGATTTATATATATTATCTATTGCTAAAAGATTGAATTATTCTATCGATGAATTAAATTATATACATTTATTAGATTTTTTAAGATTACAAAGAATTTATTTTGGCGAAGATATTGAAGAAGAAAAGAAAATATCTGAACCCCAAGGAACTCCGCAAAGTTTTCAAAATCATTTCGGGAGGTGATTAAGTGGCTCAGAAAAAAGGTATAACTGTAGAAATTGGAGCATCGACAAAAGGCCTTGACAAGGCTCTTAAAGATATTCGTTCTCAATCAAGAAAAATAGGAAGAGAATTATACCAGGTTAATCGAGCATTAAAATTCAATCCAGACTCAGTTGAACTCTGGGCTCAAAAACAGGATATTCTTACAGAAAGAGTTGAGCAAACTAAAGAAAAACTTGATGTATTAAAACAAGCTGAAAAAGACATGCAGAAACAATATAAGTCTGGAGATGTTGGAGAAAAGGAATACCGGGAATATCGCAGAGAGCTGATTAAAACTGAAGATCAGCTTGAAAGTTTTACAGATGAACTCGAGAAAACCCAAAGAAAAGCGAATGAATTTAGCAGAAAGATGCAAAAAGCTGCGGACGGCATGGAAAAGTTCGGGAATAGAATGAAAGGAATCGGTGATAACCTTAATACTCATGTCACTTTACCTATTACAGCTGCCTTTTTTGCGCTTACAGAAGGAACAAGAGATTTTAGAAAAGAAGTTTCGACTCTTGAAAATAACGCTCGAACTGCAAATGTAAGTATTGATGAAATGCACGGATATATGTCAGATCTTAACGCCGTTACTGGCGAATTAGATTCTAACGTTGAGGGATTATCCAGTTTGTTAGCTGCAGGTTTCAGAGATGAACAATTATCAAGTGTTATTGATGATATAGCTGGTGCTGTTATACAGTTCCCAGACACATTGAAGTTTGAAAATTTATCTGAATCAATCCAGGAAACTATTGGATCGGGACAGTCAGTTGGTCAATTTGATGAAATGCTGTCAAGATTAGGTATTAATTTAGATGATTTTAATGAAGGGCTGCAGACTGCAAAAGAAAACGGCAAAGCAACTGATTATGTAATGCAGACTCTTGCCAATACCGGACTATCAGATGTATATGAGCAGTATAAAGATAATAATGAAGCACTTGTAGAAAGTGCAGAAGCTAATTATGATTTAGAGCAATCTTTAGCTGAATTAGGTGCAGAACTAGAACCAATAATGACTCAAATAAAGGAAAATGTCATAGATGTAGTAGATGCTTTCAATGACTTATCAGAAGAAGAGCAAGACATGGTTATTTTTGGTGCAGGAGTGGCGGCTGCTTTAGGACCAGTATTAAGCATTACCGGAAACTTATCTCTTACATTGAGCTCTTTAACAAATGTAATTAACGGAGCCGGCGGATTAACTGCAGCTTTAAATCCTTATATGATCGGCGGAGCTGTTATAGTAGGCTTTGGCCTTCTTGCAAAAAGAATTTACGAGGGAAACAAGCAGCTTAAATTTATGGAGCGAAATGTTAAATCGCTAAACGAAGCCGAACTTAAAAGAAGAAAAGACCTACTTGAATCTGACATCCAAAAAGAAGAACGGAGATTAGAGGCTCGCAGAAATGGGGCAAGCGAAGATTCCATAATAGGTGAAAAATATTCTATAAGCGAATCACAAAACAGATTGAATAATCTAAAAAAAGATTTAGATGAGACTGAAAAGGCTTTGCAAGAAATTGAAGAAACTAACAATGAATTAGAAGAAGTAGATTTATCTGGTGGCGGTGGCGGAGGTTCAACATCTGATCAAAGCGATTACAAAAATTACATTGATGAATTAAGAGCTGAAATAGAATCATATAATTTTGAGCAAGAAGTAGAAAATATGTCTAATGACTCAGAAAAAGCCTGGGCTAAATTAGAAAATAAAATGTATGGTGAATTTGAAAGAATTGATAATCTCAAAGATGCAACAGCTGAACAAAAAGAAAAATTAAAAGAAATGGTTGAGCAATTCTACAATAACCAGTATAAAGATTATCTTGAAGAAGTTAACGAACAGGAAGAAGAGGAAGCAGAGCGCCGCAAAGAGGCTGCTATTGAAAGGGAAGAACAATTGCAAAATGAGCTTGAGCTTCTCAAAAAAGATGGTAAAGAAAGAGAACTTGCTCAATTAGAGCAGCAGTATGAAGCTGAAAAAGAATTGATGCAGGAAAAAGGCCAGGATACAGCCACTCTCACAAAAATTTATCGAGAAAAAAGATTAGATATTATTGAAAAATATAATAAAAAAGAACTTCAACTTGAAAGAGAGAAAATGGAAAACCGCTTTGAAATGGGTAAAATATCTGAAACTCAATATCGAAAATATTTAAGAGAGCGTCTAAAACAATATGAAAAAGACACTGATGAATGGCGGCGAATTAGAGAAAAAATAAATGAAACATTAAAAGCAGAAAGCGATCCTAATGACTTTTCAACTAATCTTGCCAATCTCGGAAGAATGGGAAGAAATGCAGCTACTGGCTATACTGGAGAAAGCGATTCAAAAGAAGGAGCCAAATCTATCAACTGGATGACTGATGCTTTTGTTGATTTAGGACTAGAAATCGAAGAAGCTAACCAGAAATTTGTTGATTGGAAAGATGATTTAATAACTGGCTTATCAGATGCAATAGCTAGAGGCGAAGACTTAGGAGATGTATTCGACAATATAGCTGATCAAATTGCTTCAATGGTATTACAAAAAGCTGTTGTTGGCCCTATAGTTAATTATGCTTTAGGCGGTTTAAATCTTCCAACCTTCCATGAAGGAGGTTTTGTTAGCCCAGCTAATGCTATTGCAAAAATGCAGAGGTATCACGAAGGTGGAGGAATCGGCCTTAAAAGTAATGAAGTGCCTGCAATTTTAGAAAATGGCGAATATGTGCTAAATAAAGACCAGGTAAAAGGATTACAAAATGGTGGTGGTTCAGCGCCAATAAATATATTCGACATTACTGCCATTGATACTCAATCATTTGCTGAATATGTTAGTAGAAATCCGGATGCAATTATCAATGTTGTAGGCCGAGATATTATGAGAAATGGAACTCTTAGACAAGCTATTAAAAAATCTTAAGGAGGTGAGCTTTTGGAAAAATTTGATTACAAGTACAAAAAAGCATGGGTTGTTGATATTAACACCAATACTCTTATCACCAAAATGGAAGGCGGTAGAGAACAGAGGCGCCCCAAAGGTTTGCCTTTCAGAGTGTTCAAACTAGAATTTGACAAAACAAGCAATTATAACAATGATGCAGAAGAAATAGCAAACTTTTTCTATGCCAGAAAGGGCGAATATGAACCTTTTCTCTGGGATTATAAAGACTCAGAAGGAAACATAATTGAGTCTGACATAAAAGTTAGATTCAACCAGTCTAAATTAAGCGATGAAGTATATGACAATAAAGCTCACTCATTTTCAATTGAATTAAAGGAGCTGGTTTAAATGCCCCGAACTCTCAGCCCTGATGTAATTGCAGAAAAAGATAAAGATTATAACTGGCCGATAGAACTATATCAAATAAAATTAGATGAAGAAACTTTGTACTACGCTATGTTCCCTGAGAATATAGCGTTTTTTGATGAGCAGGGGAATGAACAAACCTATTATGCAGCAAGTATCAGTAGAAGCAAAATCAAAAAGAATAACAAGACAGCTCCAGATAGTGTGACAGTCACCTTTGATAATGTCAATAAAAACTTTTCGGCCTATATTGCTAATACTCAATTCGAGGGTAGAAAAGTAACGATCTGGAAAGTATTTCGAAATCACTTAGACAAATTTGAAAACAAAATAGAAATGTTCACTGACTCAGTTATCGATTCAATTTCAACTGATGAATATAATTTAACTGCTGAGCTTGTGTCTAATCTTGATGCTTTAGAAGTCGAATTACCTCGCAGAAGTTACGGGGTTAATTGCAGATGGCCTGGTGGATTTGGTGGAGAAGGTTGCGGTTACAATATCCCAACTTTAAATGGGACCATTGACAGCATATCTAATAACAGAATATATGATAGTGCAATGAATCAGCCGGCTGATCGCTGGAAACATGGAATTATAAAGGTTGGAAATGAAAGCAGAAAAATAATTTATTCTGCAAGTGGTTTTGTAGATGTTGAATATCCTTTTCAAAATGCTCAGGCGGGCGACAGTTATCATTTAGAAGCCGGCTGTGATTTAACCTATAACGGTGGTCATGGGTGTAAATACTGGAATAACACTCAGTTTTATGGCGGTTTCTTAGACATTCCGAAAATTAGAAATGTGAGGCGTGTTGACTGATGGATTTAGAAAAGTATTTAGGTAAAGAATATAAGTTTAACGGCCGAGGGGAAGAAGGTTATGACTGTTTAGGACTGGTTGTCGATGTTTTAGCAGATAATAATATTAATCTCCCAGATAACGATGGAGAAATTTTGCCACCTGACTGGATGAAAGAAAATCCAAATAGACTGCCCGAAGGATTAAGTTTATATTGTGATCAGATAAATAAAAAAAATAAGCAGCCCTTAGATGTTGTTGTTTTTGAAGTCGGAGGAATGCCAAGACATGCAGGTATTTTGATTGACAATTATAGATTTATACACATATTTGATAATTCGAAAGCAAGAATAAGTAAATTTTCAAAGTGGAGAAAAAAATTGCATAGTATATGGAGAGTGAGGTGAGGAAATGGGAGTAGGAGCATTAGTTGGATTAGCAGCAGGAGCTGCAGCAGCTAGTACAGCGGCAAGTGTTACAGTAGCAGCCGGAGCAATGATTGGATTTAGTGTAGGTAATTCTTATGACAACTATAAAGAAGCCAAAGAATTTCAAGAAAGCATGAATCAATCAAAAAATTCTCCAACATATTCATTTGGCCCGATTAGTAATACTAAGTCTCATCAGATACCAGTCCCGGTAGTTTATGGCCGGAATCTTGTAGCAGGAAACATAATTAACCAAAAGATTCGCGGCGAAAATGATAATTTAATGGATCTGCAAGTTGGAATTTCGGAAGGCCCGATTGAATCAATTTCAGAAATCAAAGCCGATGATAAATCTATTAGTGCAGAAACTAGATTAGGATATAGAAACCAATCTTCATGGTCGAAAAACGAGCATTCTCAAACATTTCCTTATCTTGCCCATTACTCAACAACTTTAGATGCTGAAAAACTAGAGACATCAGGCACTCCAACTATGACCGCGATTGTAAAAGGGCGGCATGTAAGAGTTTGGACCGGCAGCCGATGGATAACAAAATACAGTAATAACCCTGCCTGGTGTGTTTTAGATTTTATAAGTAACAAAAGATTTGGTTTTGGTGTCGCTGATGCTTTTATAGATTTAGAAACTTTCAAAGAGGCTGCAGAATATGCTGATCAATATGTGGACGGGGAAAAGCGCTTTGAGTTAGATTTTGTTATTGATGCTAAAAGTTCAGCATTGGATATTCTTAATGAGATGCTTTCTACTTTTAGAGCATTTCTTATCTGGTCCGATGGAAAATTAAAA